TTATCAATGTAAACAAGTTGATATAGGGGATAAATGCGTAGAGTGTTTAAGACCTACTTCATTTGGATCAGGTTTATTTGTAAATAGAATACCTGCTGATAATGATGAATACATAGGGTGGTTATGTCCAGAATGTAACTGGCATGAGTGTGATAGGTGTGATGAAAAGATTTATTGTGATGAAGATATTACTGCCTATGATGTTTTTGATGAAAATAAAAACTTTTTTGATGGTGCATATAGGGTTCATTATGATTGCTTAACTGAACAAGAAAAAAAATTAATGGAGGAAAATAATAAATGAATTTAAAAGATATTTTGTACAAAAATTATTCTGATTTAAAATCTCAAGAAAAAAGATTTTATACATTAAATCAAGAGAAATTTGAAGTAAATATGTGCGAAAAATGTAGTTTTATTGATAGCACTTATGAGTTATTTTGGGATTGTGATTATTATATGCCTGATACAAAAGATAGTTCCTGGAATTGTTTATGTGAGTGCTGTTATGAAAAAATAGGTGGTGAACCACATGGTTAATGTAAATCCTAATAGAGAATCATGTATGGAATACATGAAAGAATTAATTAGAAACAAATTACCAAGAGAAGAAGTAATAGAAGAATGTAAAAAAGCATTTAAAGGTGTTCATGGAAGTACTTTTTATGAGTGGTATAAAATAGTAATTAAAGAATCAGATATAGAAGAATGGGAAAAAGAAAATAAGATAGAAATACATGATAAAAGACAAGATAAGATCAATTTAAAATATCAAATATATTTAGATCAAAAGAAGATATATAACGATAAAGAATCAAGTATTGAAGATAAAGAAAAAGCTATGAATATTTTGTTATCTCACTTTTTAAAAAGGGTGGAATAATTTGCTGGCATTAATTAAGTCATAAAATGACTAAATAAGAGAGGATTGTTATTAATCCTTACGATTATGTAAGTCCAGTATTTCAAAAACGAAAATTCGGTAACGAAAAATGATTGACAACCCATTACCAGATCAAGTCATGCAAGAAATGGATAGAGTTCATTTAGCATGGGAATTTGAGGAATTATGCAAAGATCATGCTTATAAATTAGCTGAAGATAACTTTGTATATGAAGAACTTATTGGAGATTTTCAAGAGTGGTTTTTTCTTTATTGCATAGATAATTCTGAAGATGAATATGTAAGATCATTTCCTGATGATAAGGATTTAATAGATCAGTGGTGGGAAGAAACGGAAGATACTTATGAAGAATATAATGATCCTTATGATATAGAACCAACTGATAACCAAATGATGAGTATGTTTGGAACTAAATGGCATGATGGATTATGACTAAATATATTGTAAAAACAACTTCAATTACATACAAGTATGTTGAAGCTATATCAAGAGAGCAAGCTGAAGAGTTTGCTTTATCAGAAGATGTAAATGAACTTGAAGAATATGTAGAAGTTGAGGAGGATTATGATGACTAATTTTGTACCAATAACAAGATACTCAAGATGTAAAAGATACTCAGGTGCAGTTTTAAAATGTCCTGAGTGTCATACTATTACAAGAACTGGTCATCTTTCATGGACTGTCAAAAGATGCGAAAACTGTGAAAGACATATAAATAAATTTGATTGGTTAATAGAAAAAGGTAAATATTCTAAACAATAATTATTTTTTAGTTTTAGCAATAAAATCATGTATAGCTTCACGAATTAAAAAACCTACTGAAAGTCCTGCTCTTGAAAGGTCTTTTAATTCCTGGTAATCATCTTCATCAACAGAAACGCTAATTCTTTTTAGATTCTTATTCATAATGAATGGCAAACTTATATTAATATACTAGCAAACAGATATAAATACAACTATGAATGGGAATGTTTTAAGAAAAAGAAAAGAACCAAAAGAAAAAGAATATATATTAAATAAATAAATATTATTATAAAAACTATATATTAATAATAACTATATATATATTATATATATACATATATGTATATAGGATAAGGAGAAGAATTTTTGCAGTTTTAAGATATTAAGACACTATGTAATGCTTGACACATACAATGTCATGCTCTAATAATAGAATTAGTTAGTTCAGTATGAATGGCAAAACCTAACAAAGTCAAAATGACAATGTATTTAGATCCAGAATTAATATTCTGGTTAGATCAAAACCGAGATGAAGAAACATCAAGGGCTGGTCTTATCAGAATCTTGATAAGAAAAGCTATGAATGTAAAATCTAGGAGAAAAGCTGCACCTCTTGTAAAACTGGAACTTGATCCATTTGCAACACCAACAATTACCGCAGATTTAATTCCTGATGATTTGAAAGAATATTCTGAACTTTTAATTGAATGGTGGAGTATAAGACATAAAAATAAAGGAACTTGTACTACAAGCGTTTCTAACCGTATCTTTAAGAAGTTAAGGTCATTTCCTACACAAGACAGAAAACAAGCTCTTGAGAACGCAATAACAGGTGGCTGGAAAGATTTATTTCCTGTTAAGCAATCTAAGTTTGCAGGAGAACCAAAAAATAACCACCCTGCACAAAGAGTATTTACAGCAGAGAGAGGTTTTGAATAATGCAAAAACTATTTGATGTTTCAGTTCTACAAATACTCAAAGATGGTATTAAAAAAGGCTATTGGACTCTTGAAGATTTAGACACACCTCCCCCAGGTTGGACAGAGTGTGTTAACAACTGCAAAGGCAATAAAGCATTTCCAAATGGATATGAAGGTGTCGAATACCAAAACCTTGCTAGGGTTAAAGAACTAAAACCTAAAAAGGAGCAAATAGAAATTATTGATCCAAAAGATTTACCAGAATACGACTTCTAATGAAAACTATCGAACTACTAAAACCACTTCCCATACGTAGAGATGAAAAAAGACATCAATACGTCAATATTGAAACTGGACAATGGTTCAGTTATTCAACTACTGGAGTTTGTAATGAACTAACAGAGGAAGCCAAAGAAAATATCGAAAAATATAGATATGTCTGGCAGCCAAGAGGAGAAAAAGTACATGAATGTTTAGCAGAAAGTATGCTAGGCAATACCAATGTTGATATGGGTGACTATGAAGAAATTGTCGCTCCTCTTTTAGATCATTGGTTATTTGCAAATTTTGAACCATTAGCAGTTGAACATATGATGTCATTACCTGATAAATCAGTTGGTGGTCAACTTGATCTTCTTGGTTATGACATATGTCCAATCACATCAAAGAAAACACTAAGATTGATTGATTTAAAAACTAAAGGTAATACAAGCAGAGGTTTTTACAAAAGAGAGAATGATAAGGCAGGTAGAATATGGGTCAAGGAGATAGATAAATATTGGCAGGAACCTTATTCAACTGATAAACAACTTGGTTGTTACCTAGAAATGTTGAAACTAAACTATGGAATAGTTCCAGATGTATGTAATACATTATGGGCATATCCAGGATTTTCAATCCTTGGTCATAGTCAACCTGTTGAGAGATGTCAAGCTGCTTGGCAGGAGGCATGGGAAAAGTTTGAAGCTAAACAGGAATTGTTTTGATGACCAAACAAGAAAAAATAGAAGCTGCTCAGAAACGTATTGAAGAGCTAAGAAAACTTATCTCGGAGTGGACTAAAAGATGAGATATATACTTGATGTCTCAGGTAGAGATTTAGAACTTATCAAGGCTTCTATTGTTAACTTTGAAAGGTCATTAGAAATGTCATCTCAAGGTGACTTTACCCACCTGATTGATGAACTTAATGACACATATCTAAGTTTAAAAAGACAAAAAACAAAACAACTAAATTCAAAAATAAAAAGAAAATGGAGAATAATGAAATGAAATGTTTTTATAAGGAACTTAATGAAAAAAGAAAGTTTTTTATTACTCAACTAAACAATAAATATGCAGCTTTGGAATGGGCTTGGTTTCAAAGAGAGATAACTGATGAAGAATATAATCTTAGAAGTAAGGAGTTAGATAAACGTATAGCAGATTTACAAGGATAAATTAAAACAATTTTGTTTGAATTACATTTGGTTTGTTTTGATTCATCAGTAATTGTTGGAAAAGCTCAAATTTAATTTCGTGATCTTTTCTAAAACTGCCTTTCTTTAAATCTCCACCTGTCCCTAATTTTTGATTACAAGGTTTACAAACAGGCCAAATTTCAGATAAACGATTTTTACTGCTGTCATAAAAATGATCTATTTCCCAAACTTCTGTTTCTTCTCCACAACAAGGACATGAATTATTGTAGTAAGAACTTTGAATCAATTTCATACAGCTATCTTTGTCAGCTTTTTTAGGATCTTTTCTACTTTTTAATTTTGTTAATTCTTTTTTTACATCTTCAACATCTTTTTTAACAATTTGGATTTCTTCAGTATTTTCTATAATCGCTTGTGTATTTACTTTATGAGCAAATGAGTTTTCTTTTGTTTCATTAGTTATTTGTCTAAGACTTCCGATAAGTTCACCTGCGATTTGTTTTAATTGTTGTGTTAAAACTGTTGGTTGATTCATCATACTTCCATATCTTTTTTCCACATCAATAAAATATAACCTTATTTGTTCTCCTCTTTGTGTATTTGAAAGCATTAAAAACTGTTTAAATCCGTCTTTCGTAAATAAATATTGATGATTATTATGACCACCTCTACCATCTGTTTGCTTAACATTTTGGTTAAGCAAAAAATCAATTCCTTCTTTTAATTTATATATTTTATTTATGGCTTTTTGTTTTGTACTATATCCTGACCATTTCCAAATAGGTATCATCTCACCTGTCTCATCTGGAAATAAAACGTCTAAATCAATGCAAAATTCATCATCAGCATGGTAAGTTTGTTCAACTAATTTTTCGACTTGACTTTCAAGTATAAGTTTTTCTGACATATATAGAGTTTTATATAATTAATAATATAATTGTAATATAGGAATGATTCAACTATAAGTTTTTATGAATCCGCAAAAACGTAAAGGAGATAAAGCTGAAAGGGAAGCAGCAGAACTTTTAACAGAAGTTACTGGTTTTGAATGTAAAAGAAATCTTGCAGCAGGAATACCAGATGATGTTGGAGATATATATGGCATACCAAACTGCGTGATACAGGTCGCAGACTATAAGGACAAATCTAGAGCTTGCTTGGTAAAACCCAGGGAAGTTGAAACACAAAGGAAAAATGCAGGTGTAGATTTTGTAGCCAGTATGGTTAGATTTAGAGGAGGACAATGGCGAATGGTGTTGACCCCAGAACAATTTAATACATTATTACAAGCTGCCTTGCAGTAAACATGATATAGGTGTAATATAATTCTTAAGTAAACAATTACTAATGACCACTATCGAAGAACAACCGCCTGAGATAAAGATTCCCAATCTAGGAGGTCTTATAACAAAAGACGATCTTTATTATAAAGGCAAACTTCCTTATTGCTCTTGGGCTAAAACAGCACAAAGAATAAGAGAACACGCACCTAATTGGTTTTTTGCTTTAGAGCCTGATCCCAATGGTCAAACTGTATGGATAGCTCCTGATAATACAGGTTATTTAATGGGTTATTTTTACAATATAGAATCAGGGATCAAGTTACCTTTATATCCTTATGCCATAACAGGTTATGGAAATAAAACTGTAAAATACGAAGAAATCACTTCAAATGATATTCAAAATTCACATCGAAGATGTCTTTGTGCCTGTGGCTGTTATTCATTTGGAGATGCCTTTGAACTCTGGGCTGGTTTAGAAATTGAAGAAGCAGAAAAAGAGAAAAAGACTCCACCACCAGAAAAAACAGGTGTAGCAAAAACTCCTACAAAACCTAATCAAAAGTTAGAGCCTACTTCTGTTTTAGAGAAACTTCCTGATCCTATTACTAAAGATGCAAAGGCAGTAATCCTTGAAAAGTTACAGGCACTTCATCAAAGTAATCCACTCAAGATGAAAGATGTAGTCGAATCTTTCAGAAAGAAGTTCAGTATTAAGGATACTAAAATTACCAGACATATTACTACTGCTGAACATGGAGAGTTTCTTGCTCTTGAAATCTCTAAAATTGATGAGAGCTTATGACACCTGATGAAACTTCTAACAATGCGAGAGAAGAAGTTTTAAAAGAGCTTCTTCTTCGCAAACAGCAACGTAAAAAAGATTGGAACAAAAACATCTTTAGTGTCAGAACCAATGACAACCTTGCTGTTAAAATAAAGAATCATTGTAAAGAAAATAAGATTTCTTTTAATTCATTCTTTAACACTTTACTAACCAAATTTTTTAATTAATTATGGCTGACTTTAATCCAGCACTACCTCTTCCAATCAAATGGACTATTGGCGATGATCGTTTTGTAGAAGGAGGACAAGTTTTGAGTCTCACAATTCCTGTTGACTCTGTAACTCATTTAATAGATCATTTACAAAACCTAGTTAACACAAAAGCAAAAGATGGAGATGTCTACGACTTCAACAAAAAAGACACAATTAAAACTCAATGTGTACAAATCTACTCTAAAGTCATGGAAGGAAAATACGGCACTTGGGGTAATATTAATCCACAGAAGATAGAGAACGCACCTTCTACTGAAGAGTTACCTTTCTAATTACGAGGCATTTGGTTTTGTAAGATTTGTCAATGTAAGTCCTCACTTTTTTACTATGCAAAAACCTAAGAAATATTTAGTAAAAGATCCTTTATTGAATATCCATTTTAAAATTGTTAATGGTGTGCGTCATTGGATTACACCTCCACCTTCTACATACGAAAAATGAAACCAGTAAGAAAATCAGTAGAAAAATTACGCAAACTAAAAGATATAAGACGTAAAAATTTAGAAAAGAATTTTTTAGAAATCCAAATGAAAGGCCAAGATCATTATGTTTTTATTAAAGAAAATGGTAAAGCACAGGTAGTTTATGATGAAGGTCGTTGGGTTACAGAACATATAAGAACTGCAATTCTTAAATACAACTACGAAATTGACAAGATAGATAAATTATTTATCAGAGATTTTACTGACGAAGAGATTAACGAGTACGAAAAAACTTTGCGATAGGATTCATTGGCCTTCTTTTTCTCATTTCTACCACAACACGATTAGCTTCTAATTCTATAAGTCTGTTTAATAAAGAAGCCAGAAAAACATCTTGGTCAAACTTTTTCCTGACCATATGTGTGCAATATCTTTTTACATTATCCAGATCATTACTTTTCATAATCTCTCTACATTGCATTTCAATTTCTAGCTCCAACTCTGGAGGTGCTGGCTCTATATCAATGTTGAGGAATTTAGTAATTTTCATTTTACTGGAAACAGTTTTTCTTCAATCATCTTGACGATTGCATCATCAACATCATTGTCTGATTTCTCTGCTAAATCTTTTAAAAGACTCAATGCAGCTTTACGAAGAGATTCAGATTTACCAAATCTGATAAACAAATTAATTAAAAATTTAGACATAAGTTTGTATGTTCTTTTCCAAACATACCAAAGATTAACGATTCTGACCTTCTATACGACTTACGGCTTTTTCTAGCTGATTGATTCGGTTGAAAATTTCTCTTATATCTCTTTCTCGTCTGTTGCTTATATTAGATAACACCATAAGGAAAGCGGTGGCTGCTGCTCCGATTAAGGCTGCGTGTACCTCTGGCATTGATTTAAGCTATATTTATGTATAGTATGACTAATAAAACCTAGTTATGGCAGAAGAAGTCAAAAAAAATCCTCTCCAGAAACTCAAGGAAAACATTACTGACAAGGAGGAGCAATTAGCTTTTATCTCAGTTGTAGTAAGGCTTGTTGTTGTCGCTTGGAGTGGATTTATAGTTTCTCTAAACTACAT